CCGGGCCAATAGAGCTGTGCCGTTGCATGGTGTGGGCTGTAGCGCAAGTGTCAAAGCCTAAACAAAAGACAAAGCCAATGATGGTGGTAGTCAGTCGCTAAAGTGTTGGCGGTACTGCTCTGGGCGTTGTCGGGATGAGCAGGGCAGTACCACACACACCCGGCAGAAAGTGGCATACTACCGCTATGGGTATTTTTAATAAGCCAGTAACTAAAGCCGCTATTTCCACACCATCAGTGCAGGCCGCTGTAGGGTACGCGCCAGCAGGCAACAGCAAAAACCCGATAGACAACTTCTATAACTACCAAGAAGGCGCAGCTCGCCAGCGTGCCATGACTATCGCAACAGTGTCTCGATCACGTGACTTGTTGGCTTCTGTCATTGGTTGTATGCCGCTAAAAATGTACGGCGAAATCTTTGATGACGCCACTGGCGAAATGGAGGAAGTACCACTAGCACCACGTTCTTGGCTACGCCAGCCTGACCCAGCAGTCACGTTTAACTTCTTGATGGCGTGGACTCTTGACGATCTGCTGTTCTACGGGCGTGCCTTTTGGTACATCACAGAGCGCACCCAAGATGGCTTCCCGTCAAAATTCCAGCGTTTACCAGCCGGGAGCATCACAACTTTGGATGAGCAAGGGCCCGTGTTCTTTCATCCTTCTAAGTCCATAAGTTTTGCTGGCAACGAACTTGACTACCGCAACATTGTCCAGTTTCTCAGCCCTATTCAGGGCATTGTTTACAGCTCAGAACAGACAATTTCTACAGCTTTAAAGATTGAGCAAAGCCGTTACAAGAATGCACAATCGTCTTTGCCTAGTGGCGTATTAAAACAGACTGGTGGCGAACCGCTTAGCGCACAGGAGTTGTCAGAGATTGGCGCAGCGTTTCAAGAGGCTCGACTAACCAGCCAGACTGCTGTACTAAACGAGTTTCTAAGTTACGAGGCGAGTACTGCAACCCCAGACAAAATGCTGATGATTGAGTCAGCCCAGTATTCAGCGCTAGATCTGGCACGCCTATGTGGTGTTCCCCCGTACCTTGTGGGCGTGTCCACTGGCGCTTATGCCTACACCAGCAGTGAGCAATCACGCGCTGATCTCTACATTTTTGGTGTCAAGCCATACGCCGATTGCATAGCCTCAACCCTCAGCATGAATAACGTGCTACCGCGTGGCACCTATGTAAAGTTTGATACTGACAGTTACCTAGAGGAAAACTATGTAGCAGACAAAATGGATAGCCCAGACCGACCAAAAGAAAACACACAGGAGTCCCTAGCATGATGCGCTTTACCAGCTCAACATTTTCAATAGATGCAGCCCAAGATGGCAGCCCTAAGCGCACCATCACAGGCATTGCTTTGCCATACAACGTGGAAGCCACAGTCTCTGGTGGTCAGACAGTTTCTTTCTTGCCGGGCAGTCTGCCCACAGAAGGCAAAGCGCCAAAGCTGTACATGAGCCACGACTCTACGCAGGCCATCGGCCTTGTGACTGAGCGCAGCGATGACGAGGAAGCTATGTACTTCACAGCCAAAGTAAGCACCACAGCCCTAGGTGACGAAGCACTGGTGCTCGCAGCCGATGGCGTACTTGACTCTGTTTCGGTAGGCGTAAACCCAACCAAGTTCTCGTACAACGAGGATGGCGTCATGATCGTGGAAGCAGCCGACTGGATGGAGTTGTCACTTGTACCACAGCCAGCCTTTAGCGGTGCTACCATCACAGATGTTGCAGCAAGTATCCCCACATCCGAGGATGATTTGAGCAATAATACAGAAACGGCACCCGATGAGCCTGAAGTTACAGAACCACAGGAGAACCCAGTGTCAGAAACACCAGCCCCAGAAGTCATCGAAGCATCATCTATTTTTGCCCAGCCAAAGCGCAAGTTTGCTATGCCAACACCCGGCGAATACCTTGCCGCTATGCACGCAGGTGGCGACACCTTCCAGAATGTAAACGCAGCATTTAAGGAAGCAGTACGCGATCAGCAAACAGCACTTCAAGCAGCTGCTGGTGACGTTCTTACAACTGATACACCGGGACTTTTGCCAGTGCCAGTTCTTGGGCCATTGTTCCAAGACCTCAACTTTGTGCGCCCAGTCGTTTCAGCTTTTGGTGCTCGCTCAATGCCAAACACCCCAAGCAAGACTTTCATCCGCCCAACAATCACGACTCACACCAGTGCGGCAACACAAACCGAAGGCAGCGCAGTAAGCGCCACCACCATGGTCATTGCTTCTAACACAGTTACCAAAACAACTGTCGCTGGTCAAGTCACATTGACAATGCAGGACATGGACTTCACAGACCCTTCATCTATGAACCTCATCCTCAATGACCTTGCTGGTGAGTACCTCATCGCAACGGACAACATTGCAGCTGACAACTTGGTTTCTGGTAAAACAGCATCAGGCTCAACATGGACTGTCACCGCTAACGACCCAACCTCACTAATCAGCTCTTTGTATGACGCAGCACGCGAAATCACCGAGGACAGCAACTACTTCCCAACTCACTTGTGCGTGTCACCAGATGTTTGGGAAAAGTTGGGTTCACAACTTGACGGCTCAAAGCGCCCAATTCTTGGTTACACCACCAACGGCGTTATCGGTCAGAACAGCATTGGTCGCGTAGGCGGCTTGCAGTACACAGGCATGGATGTAATGGGGCTGTCCTTAGTGGTGGATAACAACTTCGCGGCCTCGACCATGTTGGTGGTTTATGCACCTGGGTTCGAAATATACGAAGCTCAGCAAGGTGTTTTGTCAATTGCAAACCCATCAACGCTGTCTCGCACGTTCTCGTACTACGGCTACTTTGCAACTTTCGTTGCCAAGTCAAGTTTCATTCAGTCAATCGCAATCGCGTAAAGCAAAAGGCGGTAAGCCGCCATGGCTACATACACAGTCACTTTCAAGCAACTGCTAGACAACTATGCAGTGCTACAAACACTGACCGACACTGAAATACAGGTGGGGCAATCCATCACTGTTGCCAGTGTTGCTGCACCTTTCAACGGCACCTTTGTTGTCTATGCCATGCCCAAGTATGAGTACATTGGCATAGACACTGAGGGCGACCTGCTCTTTAACAGCAATGTGAGCATCCCTAATCAGGTGCTGTTTAAGTGCACTGGCACAGACGTTGAACGCACAGCATCAGCTACTGGCACGATCACTTATACGCAGAACTGCACATGGACAACCACGGCAAACTTGATCACATATTTGGGCACAGACATTACAAACCCCAGTGATGACTACACGCTGGCAGCTCAAGCCACAAACGCAGCTAATGACTTTTGCTATAGGCGTAGGCAAGAGTCTGGCTACTTTGACAGCTTGACAACTTCACCGGGCCACGATGTCACCCTTGGCACAGTCATGTATGCAGCGGCTTTGTTTCGTGCCCGTGGCAGCGTTCAGGACACCTTTGCTACCTTTGACGGAATGGGCACTGCAAGCGTCTCAGCGATGACTCCAGTTATTAAGCAGCTTCTGGGCATCCACCGCCCACAGGTGGCGTAGTGGCCTACACAGACCTGCTGAACGAAGGTCTAGATGACCTGTCTGCTTTCCTTGCCACAGTCTCAGGGCTAAGGGTAATTACCGACGCCACAAAGTTGATAGCCAACTGCGTATTCCTAGACGCGCCATCTTTTGACCTGTTTGCTGGCAACGGCAACGTGCTCAAAATGAACTTCCCAGTCAAGATTATTGGCTCAGGCCCAGCAGGTTTACCTGTCCTGCGTCAGTTGCTTTCAATCACAGCTGCCGTAATCAACAGTGGCGCAATCGTTTTGAGTGGTAGCCCTACGGCATACTCGATTGGTGGAGCTGACTATCCCTGCTACGACCTAGTAATCTCTATAGCAGTCAAGACAAACTAAGGACACCATGGCTTACACAATTATTTCTGATCTAGTCGGAGTGCCGGGTGATGAGTTCATCCCAGCAGACGGCATCAACATTGAAGCCCTGCTTGCCGGTGGCTTTATCAAATCCGACAAAACCCCCACCAAATCTGCTAAAACAGTAGAAACATCTCCAGAGGAGTAACCCATGGCCACAAGCACTTATCTTTCTAACCCAACCGTAACGGTGAACGCCGTGGCCCTCACAGGCTTTTGTACTGCGGCCACGCTTGAGCGCACTAACACTGCACAAGACACCACAGTTTTTGGAAATGCTGCCCGCGTATACAGTGCCACCATTGAGGACAACACCCTCACGCTGTCGCTGTTCATGACTTACGGGGCTTCTGAGGTTTACGCAACTCTTAAAGGTTTAGTAGGCACACAAACAACCGTAATTGTTAAACCGACTTCCGCAGTTGTCGGCGCAACTAACCCAAACTTCACACTTACAGGCACTTACCTAGAGACCCTGCCAGTAATCAACGCAACCTTGGGTGAGATCAGTTCTATTGACATCACATTCCAAGGCGGCGTTTACACTGAGCCAATCGTCTAACCCGACTAAACAAAGGAACCCGACATGAGAATTAAACTCAACGTGACCACAGTGGATGGCGCTTATACCGTCACTACAACCATGGCATCTATTGTTGCTTTTGAGCGCAAATACAAGATAGGTGCCGGGCAACTTGCCAGCGACGTGCACATTGAGTGGCTTGCTTTCTTGGCGTATGAGTCAGCAAAACGCGCAGGCATTGTTGTGCCGATTGTCTTTGATGATTATCTAGATCAAGTCATCAACATTGAACCTGAGGATGCTGGCCCTGAAAACCCTATCCAAGGGGCACCTACCGACACGCTTTAGCAGGTGTTCTAGTAGCCACAGGTTGGTGGCCCCATACAGTAGAATTCGACACAGATGACCTCTCGACAGTTATTAAGTTGCTAAATGAAAGTCGCAAACAATGAGTGTAAATGTAGGCGTTGAGTTCACTGGGTTAAAGGTTGCTCTTGGCGAACTTAACCAACTGGATAAATCTCTGCGCCGTCAAATCACCAAAGACTTTAAGACCATTGTGCAGCCAGTAGTGCAAAAGGCACAGACTGACTTGCCGTCTGGTGCACCATTGTCAGGCATGGCTCGCTCATGGAAAACAGCGTCAGGTGCTGACATTATGTCTTGGCAAGATGCCCGGGTAAAGCGCAACATTAAAGCGTTCACTAACGCCAAGAAAGTACGTTCATCACCTACAGGCAACCTGCAAAATGTCGGTGTTTTTGGTGTTCGCTGGGCAGGCCCACAAGCCACAATCTTTGACATGGCAGCCAACGGCTTACTAAGTCGCAACTTGACTGCTCGATATGGTCAGCCTTCACGCGTCATTTACAGAGCCTATGAAGCAGCTTCTACTCAGGTTGAGCGTCAAGTGCAAGAGCTAGTGAACCGTGTCATGATGCTGACAGGAAGGCAGGGCAGGCTATGAGCATTGTTCTAAATATTGTTTCGGACTTTGACACCCGAGGAATAAAAAAAGCTGAAAAGGCGTTTAGTGAAATAGAGAACGCTGGCAGAAAAGTT